CTGATCTAATTCTTCTTGCGTAACATCTTCAGGTGGTTCGGAAGGTTTACGATTCCTATCTGCTTTAGGGGTGTCGTCTACCACCTCTATATCCAGATCTTCCTCAACCGCTACTTCTTCTTCGACCTTTGCTTCAGGTTCAGGGGCTTTACCAGAAATATCTACTTCAACAGCACTAGAATCTTCTATCTCTATGTCTGTACTCACTTCCTCTTCCTGTTCGTCTGGGAACGAATATTCTACTTTTTGAAATGCCATGTTTTACTCCCTATACCTTTTGAATACCACGAGGGTCATCTACTACTGCCTCAATAGAATCATCGTTCATTAAACGATACTCTCGCCCATCCACGGTAAACCTTGTGCCTGAATTGGCACGAAACATAACATAGTCACCCTGCTTACACCACGGCCCTTTAGGGAACCTTTCTGGGTCGGCGTAACATTGCTCCCCCATATCCAACACAAGTCCTATTATGGACATAATGTACTCATGGTGTTTGGTGGTATTTGCTTTTATCAGGTCTGAACCATCAAAAGTTTCTTCGACAAAAGGGAGTGCTATCAACACCCTATAACCCACAGGCTTGGGTAGTTGTGCATCAAGTTCCTGTTCTCTAGCTTCTATAGATTTTGCTGCTTTAGCCATCGTCATCTTCCAAATAATTTCGCGAGAGGTCATCTATGTATCCTAAACAGGTTTGTAGACCCCGAATTAAACCTGTTACCTCTTGGTACTGAGAGAAGTCTTTAGCTCCTCCACCACCAAGAAATTCTAACGCAGAGGCTTTATCTTCCTCGATTTTATCTATTAGCACGTCAAAGACGGTTTTTGCCATGAGTTACTGTTTCCTTTTGTCCTGCATGGTTTTAAGTATATCTAAGTCCAACTTAGTATTATCTTTCCTACGATCAGCCGCTAACTTAGCCCCTTCTTTCTGGGCATCAAGTTGTAGTTCTTTCTCATCCAACTGTAACTGGGCTTCATCTACTTTCACATCAGCCATATCTTTCATCGCTTTGCGCTGTAGTTCGCCCTGTCTGAGTTGTATATCCGCCTGATCCTTCTGTGCTTTACGTTGAACTTCAGCCTCTTTTATCTGTAGTTCTTTCTGTTGCATCTGAATTAACGGATCTTGCATCTGCTGTTGAGCCTGTGCCTGTGCAGCTTTCTGCTGGTTTGATTGTGTCAGTTGTTTACCTGCTTCAGATACCAACCTTGACAAGTTAACCTCTACTTCTTCAGGTAGGCTTTCGTTAGGCGGTGGTAGCTCCACTCCAAGCTTCTCTTCTATCTGCTTACGGTAGTTAAACCCTAAGTGTTCAGCTATATGTGCCTGTAATGAGGCCATAATCTGTTTCGCTTGCGGGTTCTGCCCGATCATTTGTGCAATGGAAGGATCTTGCATAAACGCCATATGAGCACCGATATGTGCTTCGTGATCCTGATAAATAAACGCCCTCATCGGCTTACCAATTAGTGCATCCATATTCTCACTAATAGGATCTTTCGGTGTTGCGTCATCCCTTGTGGGAACAAGTTTATCTGCGTTTTTAACACCTAATACTTCAATCATCTGGCGATGTAACTGTGGTAAGTCGTATATCTGCGGTGCAGATTGAGACATTTGTAGAACAGCCTGATACTGAACCACCCGTTGTGCCATCGTTGTACTGTTTGGGTCACTAACAGGTATTACGTCAACCAGTGCATAATCAGCCTGTCTTGCGCTAACTTCTCCACGTATGGGTTCGTACCCGTATTCCGCAGGAGCATACTCAGCCATAATAGCTTTGAGTAGTTTGAACTCCTGCTTCATCGCGTAATGGACTCGCGCCTGTACCGCAGCCATAGGTTTAAGAGTACGTTCCAACAACGCCAGAGTTGTGCCTACAGGTGCATTAGCTGACATGTCAGAAATATTCATGTCGCTGATTGCCCCTAACCGTCTACCTTCTGTAGTAATTTGGTTAAGGAGAGCTAACAATGTCTGACTTGGTTCCTTGTAAGGAAGTGTCATAATGTTGTCGCGGATGCTCCCTGACGGGACATCTACATCTTTAAACTCTCCCGGTTCTATCGGGGTATCATCTCCTTTGATCCGTAGACCACGGGCTTTCAGACCGCCCGGAAGATTGGATAGTGTTCCTGCGTCCACCAGTTGCCGTATGATAGACGTACCCGCTTTCGCGTATCCCCCTATTATGTGTATCAGACCCAGCCCGTAGAACCCAAAGCCGGGGACATAGACATAGTGTACAAAGTGTTGGCGTTTTAAAGTAAGTGAGTCGTCAGGATTCCAGTTCCTACGTATGCCTAATACTTCACCTGAACCTTTCTCTATAGTAACTACGTATGGTTTAGCAATCTCATCTTCAGAATCATCCAAACCTTCAATAATAAGATCTGCGTGGATTTCATATATGGCGTACCGATTGTCATCAGTTAAAGAAAACCCGCCTTCTTCTGCCTTGGCTTTTTCTATGTCTGTGTGAAATCTCTGAGGTTCACCCAGTTCTACATCCCGGTAGAACCCACTAACCTGTAACTTTCTAAGTTCGTTCTTGGTCTTACGCATAACGTGGGTAACACGGTCTCAATGTTTGACGCGCCGTAAGGAATAATGACATCTTCAGCAGGTATGTAGAGTGCAACCTGCCTACCCAAGTTTGGATCAAAATACACTTTCTTAAATGCCGACCCTGCCAGACCAAGGCTATACAATAAGCGTTCGTGTTCAGGACGATACTCCACCATGCGCTCAGTAAGCTCATAGTTCATATCTGCCTTGACTCTTAACGCTGCATCTTCTTTGTCTTTGTTTTCTTCACCAAGAATTTTAGTTTTTACTGGCCCTGCCGCAGGAAACGTCTCACTCATTGTCTCCGCTTGGAAACGAATAGCCGCCTCTGCCAGTATGGTAGAATATACCCCACAGGCTCCTTCCCACGGATCAGTTCTTTCTTCGTATTTAAACCCAAGAACATCCAGACCTTTAACAAAGGTCTCTGCCCAATCTTTGCGGCTGTCTATATCTGCATCTACTAACCCAAGAATTTCTTGAGCCATATCGTTTAAATCGCTTTCGTCCAGCACGTCAGCTAGATTCACATTGAAGTCCATCATATCCGTTACTTTCGCATCGG